GTGAAAACCCAGAATCCGCGGCTACCAGTGTTGGTTTAAGCCGTGAGAGTAGTGCTATGCACTCCTTCCGCAACTTAGTTGCGTGCATGCGCTAAGCGCACGAGTACCACGTCAGGATGACGTGGTACTGCATCCAATACTTCGATAGGTCTATCGAAGTAGTCTTCCTCATTAGGGAAGCCATCCGTGAACTCAGTGTAGTCCACGTGGAGCATAGCTCCAGGGTCGATCATGAAATCGACATCGCCTTCAAATGGTTTATACCAAGTGAAGACTCTGACTGACTCAATGTCAGTCAGCCTACCCATCATGTAGATGGCAGGATCGAACAGTATGATGTTCGAGGTGTGACCGTTCGCGGTCAACCATCTCTGCATACGTATGCAGAGTTTCTTGTCGCGCGTTACGACAAGGATGAACCGGGGAATTGTTTCCCGGTTTCGCAACTGCATCATAATGTAGTTGTCGGACTCAATATATAAATTGAGTCTCGCCATTACCCAGTCCGGTAGTGGCCGCATGTTTCGGATTGAATCCAAAACATCTGGAAGACCCTGGTCTTCCAGAGTGAGGTTATCCCTCACCCACTGGGAAAAAAGTTCCCCAGATCGTATTTGGGCCGTTGGCCCAAAACGCCAACCCAATTGCATTGGGTTGTGGAGACCTAAGGCCTCCATGTCTACGAAGTAATCGTAGCTATCCTGGAACACAAAACCAGGATTCTTCCACGCTTCCAGGAAGTCGGGGAAGTTTACATACGGGTCTTCCGTATGTCCAGCCGAATAGCTTCTCTCCAACGAGAATGTCGGCTCTGGTGGGTCCAAACCCGCCAGAAGCGCCCTATAGTAGGCCGCTTTAGCGAGCTTAAAGAAAGCTCGCTCAGGTGTACATATGTTGTCCACCTTCAGGGACCGCAACAACAGCAGTCCCTCCTCCGTGTTAGGCTTAATCACGGAGTCTGAGGGAAGCAAATCCCTCAGTCCCTCCATCTTTGGGAGATAAAGATGGTGCTTGTGCACCACCTTGTCCGTGCGGTCTGACCGCACGTACCGATGTCCGGTTGTACCGGACATGAGGGAGGCCATTCTATACATGACCTCCCTGGCGTTGCGGGACTTGTCCGCAACGACCCTCGCCAGGAACCCTGGAGAGTGGGGCATTGCCCCATCGCCCCCAATTTCTATGGGGACGTACGGACTTATGCAGTCCGGCTCCTGCGGCACCAGTATGTGCTGCAGGAGAGACGCGCGAGTAAAATACTTGCGTGCCTTCGGGTTGACATTGTCAACCCAACGCGCCTCTTTGCCAAGAAGCGCGAACCTGCCCGAGTTACTCATCGAGTAGGCGTCTACCTCAGATATCTGAGGCAGGAGGAGCCTGAACCTTGGATAATCCAAGTATGATAGCTCCTCACCACGTCTCATTTGGACGTGGTTGGAGGACGATGCCCTTTGTGGCACAAGAGTCCCCTCCTCGCAATAGAATGCGAGGTGACACGATATGTACGTGTCCTCTTCAGACACTTTGAATATTGTCTGAAGATTGTCGATCTGTGTCGACAATTGATGAACTGACGCACTTAGTGCTATTTCATCATCACCTACAAGTGAGTATACCTGTAGGCGGCTCATGCGGCATATAGCATCATGAGCGATGGTGAGGATGACCTTGGTCATCATATCACCCATCATCCAGCCTCTTCGTCTGGATACCAGCTGGTAACTACCAGCTTGGTCAGGAACGAAAAAGAATCGTTTCCCGTTGTACAGGGTCTTGCCCAGTACAGCCAGTGCACGAGGAAAGCCCTCGTGCACCGATGACAGTTTTATCAAAAACTGCCATATCTGACTGCTTACAGTCAGATTTCCGAAGTCAGTGGCTTCGGAAAGATCTGTGCTCAATGCATAGATCGTAGCACCTTCCGGTAGGTGCTGCCATTCCGCTGATTGCGGATTGAGGACTTTTTGCACAAACCGCCACAAGTGGCGGTCTGCTTTAAGCCCCGACTTTACATGCTTGTGTTGTAAAGTAGCCTGGTACATGTGTGCCAGGACGCCCATTATTACTTGATAGGCGTAAGGCGCGACGGTGATAGTGCGCGCCTTTGAGGGTTCAACCACTGCGTGAACCCTCACACACCTCACATAAGTGGGGTGGTGCAGGACTGTTTGGACAGCCCAGCTCAGGACATCCGCGGGTGTCCTGACGGGCCGGGGCTCTATGGCCGTCGGCTCGAGCGTTTCCATATCGTAAGTGAAACGCAAGACACGCTTCTTGGCGAGCGTGTCTCGGAGGAAAGCAGTCTTTCCTCCCTTGCCCCGAGAACTCTCGAGGCAAGCAGTTGTGCCTACGGACACAACCGCGTTAACACCCATGGTGTTAACGGCCATCCTGGTAGCGTCCAGGAGGTAGGGTTCAGGGATTAATACCCTCTCCGAGGGTTCCTGAACGGTTCTCTTGAACTTTTCAAGAGACTTGCGGATCATCACATGATCCGCCATGCCCGTCGCCCTGGTTTGACACCAGGTTAAGACGTAGCGTCCCAGCTCAGCTGGCGACTCGAACCCTACCTTCGAACGGTAGAGGTCGTAATATGGCACCATATGTGCCATAGGCCGGTAGGCGTCGATCCTACCGGTGAGGGCAAACGACTTGCGCATGCCCTTCTTCAGACTTTTGAAGTCTGACTGAAACTGTGCATAATTGTTTGCACAGTTCTCTAACGCCCATCGCGTTAGACGATCGACCTGAGCTTCGCTCGGGTCGTCTGACGTACAGTAGTACGCCAGCACCGCTGCTGTGGCGGTGTGGAACCAAGATCTTACTTGGTTTAGCCTACCGGCATCAAGCCGGCGGCGTAGCCTTATTTTAAAGGCCTGCGAAACCTTTACATAAAGGTTTCTCAGCAACACTTGTTGCTGATCCCTCGGACAAAGGTCCGAGAGGAAAGTGGGTGCGCTTCGCGTACCTAAAAACCTTTCTAAGAAGAAAGGTTGTATCCGGCGTTCAAATACGTCGGCTACACTTCTGTTTTCACAGAAGTAGTCCTCGAGTCTTTGCTCGAGCGTGGAACTTGGTTCCACGAGGATTCTGGGCCCCACCCTGCCTATAGTAGGTAAAGGGGGTGCCCAGCGATACGTCATCATTG